CTTGCGGCACTAGTATCTAAAGAAAACTGGTCTTTCGACCTCGTGATGTTATTCCCCACATCACGTTCAAGTCCTACTCTCGTCAAAGACCTAGAGTTTTCGGGTCGGGTGATACCCTTCCCTGACTCTCTAGGAACCTAGACAGGAGTGTGGTCTTAAGTTTTATCCTTTGGACATATTTCCTTTGAAAAGAAACTTTGTCCATCGGGTTTGGGCGGTTTAGGATCTCTTCGTAGATGAAGTTGGGATCCGTTTGATCCAAAAGATCATCCGAATCTCCTTCCTCGTCTACGTAGGGGTGGTTGTATATTTGAATCATATTTTTCATTTCCTTAATGGTTTTTGAAAAATATGCCTCAACTATCGGACTAAATTCCTCCACTTTATTTGTCTCGAAACACTTGGTCCTTCTGAGAGTTTTAACACTCTCTTCGTACTCAGTGATCTTATTTGCCACCATTACAAGTATGTACTGGTCCCACTTACTCTGGAAAGAGTAGAGGTTCGCCCAGATTTCATTTGTCACCTTAGAAATAAGGGCAAATTTTCTGTGATTTAAGTTAAACTTAAAACTAGGATTTTCTTTAATGAAAATCGGCGAAGACAAATAGGATAGGGCAGGAACGATCTCTGATCTTTTCAAGCGTAAGCTTTGGAGAGTCAAGAAGTCGTTTCTGCAAAGAGGCCCTGGGCCTTCCTTAGTTCCGGCTAGATCTTCCTTGTAGAAGGATCTGTCACCTAACTCCCTATCGAAAGCGAGCATATCATGCACGCTATTAGTAGATAGAATTAGTAGGTCCGCTGTTAAGGGTGAAATCTCCTTACCATCTCGGAAGAGACGTTTGGCGATTTCACACGAGGAGATCCCGGAAACGTTTGGCGTTGTGGACTTCCCTAGGGAAATCTCCATGCCAAGTTTCCTAAGGGTCTCCTTATAACAGACCGCCACTGGATCACTTGATAAGGCCATGTCATCTCCAATTACAAAGTAACTGCGATCAACGGGTTTGACCCCGCATATCTCGAAACAGTAATTTATGATGACATGGTGCGTTATGGACATAGATGCCCATGAGCTTAAAAAGCCCATGGGCTGACCTACGCTGTAACGCACAGTGGAGTCCTTAAAGCCGATATCCCTATCGGTCAAAAGTCTTCTCCAAAGCTTCGTTATCTCATCACCAAACACCCATCTAAGAACTACCTCTTGGAGGTCTATTGGCATCCTATCTGTTGCGGCCGTAAGGTCATAACAGTGGTACTGCTTGGTAGACGACTCATTGAGTAACTTCTTAGAGAGGGCGTTGTGGGACGAGGTACCATCAGATCTTAACTTCTTAAGCTGATCCATCAAATGTTGATGGGTAGGCTTGAGAGAGATCTGAGTCCATATATCCCCTATGCATACCACCCTTGTCTTACCTCCGCCTTCAGCAATGAAGTGGAGCCTAGATGAGGGCTTAATGCAACTTGGGTCTATGGACGAAGCTTCTTGTTTGGAGGGAGTCACCAACTTCTCGAATTGAGAGATGTTCTCACTGTTATAACACAGTGAGACCATCCTCTCTACGTCAGGTAGTAACCCCTCTTTGACAATAGCTGCTAAATCAAGGATACTTGTAGCACCCATAGCTTTAGGACCATGTCCTCCTGCTTTGGTAGTTACATGTATAGGGAACTCGGATGATCCACTCATTGGAAACTTAGAGATACCGAGATCTGTAAGGATCTTAGGTACTAAGTTCTCAATCAGTTTTATCATCGCAGGAGATTCGTCGGAGCTATTCCGGGTTGTAATTGTGGAAATAGAGTAATCTATTGTCCCAGTGTAGGCCTTGTAATACGAAAGTATTGTAAGGATTATCCTAGAACAACAAGGATTATTCCTTATTCTTACAATTCCAACCCTCCCTAGCTTAAGAAACTTCGGAACACCACTTTTGTTGGTAGATATCCATCTCGGACCCATCTGTCTTTCGACAGGTTGGTTCATTATGTATCTCGAAACCAAACGGTAGTGCTCCTTAGCTATCTTTAGAGCCTGGTCTCTTCCCTCGTACTTTTCAATACGATGGAATTGGTCAGTTACTCTCCCGAGGATCTCGTCCCATTTCATTTCCTTAGATTTGAATAGAACTTTAATGTTTTCTTTAAATTTATTGGAATGTTGGGCCAAATTGTCACCTTGTGGTTTTGCCATAAGTATTTCAGTTTGCTGTTTCCCCACTCT